TAATGGAGACTCACACGATGCACGTAAATTTGAATTGGAACTATCTACTTTCTTTAATGCTAATAATACACCATTTGAGTTCTTTGGACATTATTTATTTACAGATTGGAATGATTTAGAGTGGGCACGTTTTGATTGCTATATGATTGAATGCTTAAAGAAGTATTTAAATAATGGTTTGGTATCTTATAAATCAATATCTTTGCCTGTTAAAAAACTTGAAGCAGATTTAGGTAAAGAACTTTTTGAATTTTGTCAAGAATTGCAAAAAAACGAATGGTTAAGCGGTCAAGAAACCTATGATAAATACAAGTTTAGTTTATCAAAATCATTCCTAGCAAAGTCTAAAAAAGAAGTGACACAATCAATTAAGAAGTATTGCCAGTTTTATGGATATGAATATGATTCACGTTCACCAGGAGGAATGTTAAAATTTATGATAATGGAAGGAAGTATTAATAATAAGGTAGAACAGGATATATGGGATTCACCACAATTACAAGGATTATGACAATAGACAGTATTATAGCAATTAAAAAGATTGATAGTATCATAGCTAAATATAGAGATTCAATCGAATGGATAAAAGAAAAACATCCAAATAGAATAGATTTAATCACTAGTTTAGAAGATTCAATAGTTAGATTAAATATAGTTAGAAAGGATGTAATAGTTTTGGATACTAAAATAGAAGCAAAAGAATGGATGGAAAGCTAAGCAATATAATCATAGATGCGGAAATTGAAAAGGTAAATCAATCTATGAATGTAGTAATTGATAAAAAACCTGAATGGTTAGACCAGATAGGTAAATTAAATTTTGTTTTAAAAGATTTAGAACACATTAAAAGACATTTAAACTACTTAATTAAAAAATATGAAAGAATTACGTGACTACCAACTAGACCTATCAAAGAAAGCTGTTGAAATATTAATAGAAAAGAAGATAGTGTACTTAGCTATGGAAGTTCGTTTAGGTAAAACTCTGACAGCTTTAAATACTTGTGAATTGTACGGTGCTAAGTCAGTTTTATTCGTGACTAAAAAGAAAGCTATGAGTTCTATTGAGTCAGATTTTGCTAGTATGCCGTTTTCTTTTGATTTAGCAGTTATTAATACAGAATCAATACATAAGATAGTAGGACAATTTGACGTTGTTATAAGCGACGAGAATCATAAATACGGATCATTTCCTAAGCCAAGTAAAGGTGCAAAAGAATTTAAACAACGATACTCACATTTGCCACTTATATTCTTAAGTGGCACACCACATCCAGAGTCATATTCTCAAATATATCATCAATTCTGGATTAGTAAGCACACACCATTTCATCAATACCCATCTTTTTACAAATGGGCCTCTACTTTTGTAAACGTAACCACAAAGCATTTAGGGTATGGAATGATTAAAGACTATAAAGACGCAAAGAAAGAACTAATAGAAGCAGTAATTAAACCTTATATGATAACTTACACACAAAAAGAAGCTGGATTCAGCTCTACAATCAACGAAAAGATAATATACGTTGACATGAAAGATTCAACATACGCATTAATTAAGCGTTTAGAGAAAGACTTAATCGTACAAGGCAAGCAAGAAGTAATACTCGGAGATACATCGGTTAAATTAATGAGTAAATTACATCAATTGTATTCAGGTACAATTAAATTTGAATCAGGGAATACTGCTGTACTAGATTACTCAAAAGCTATCCGTATTTACACAATGTTTAAAAGTAGACAGATTGCAATATTTTATAAGTTTAAGGCTGAATTAGACGCTTTGGAGTTTATATTTGGGGATACACTAACAACAGACCTAGAAGAGTTTAATACAACTACTAAATCAATTGCGTATCAAATTGTATCTGGTCGCGAAGGAGTAAACTTAAGTCGTGCATCTTCTTTGGTTTACTACAATATAGATTTTAGTGCTGTATCTTATTGGCAAAGTCGTGATAGGTTAACGACAATGGATAGACTAGAAAATAATGTATACTGGTTCTTTGCAAAGAATGGGATAGAAGATAAGATATACAAAGCTGTAATGAGTAAAAAGAACTACACACTAAACGTATTTAAGAATGACTTCAGAAAGTAATATCCAATCAAGTTGCATTACGTATGCTAAAAAGAATGGGTGGTTTGTTTTAAAAGTTATTCGATGTAATGTCAATGGATTTCCAGACGCGACGTTTTTTAAAGACGGTAAAACATTTTTTGTTGAATTTAAAACAGCTATTGGAAAGCAATCAGAATTACAAAAATACGTTGAAAGTGAATTGATTAAGCAAGGATTCAAGTATTATCTTATCCGAGACCTAAAAGAATTTCAAAAAATAATTATAGAAATGTGATTATATTATAATAAAATAGTTATATTTGTCATATAGAAACAATTTAATATTTGAATTATGAGTGGATGTTATGGAAATGATTCTTTTGATAGATACTGGGAATCACAATTAGACAAGTACCTTGATGAGTACGACGACGACGATCAAGAGGAAGAAGAAGACGAAGATTACGAGTACGAACGATTAAATGATAAGTAAAATGAACGATAAACTAGAATTACTTGAAGCATTCTTGAAAGGGTGGCAAGGTGAATTAGAAAGGTATGCTACCGAATACGAAAGTAGCGAATTTCTTAGAGGTCAAATTTACGCGATTGACAGAATTAAATTACAAATACAAAAACTAAAAGAAGATGACAACTGAAGAGAAAGCAAAAAAGTACGATGAGTTAATGTTAACCATCCAAGAAATGGAACTCATGTACACAAAGGCATTAGAGAAATATCCAAACCTTACAGAGATAATTCAAGAAAAATTAAACGTTTTAAAACTAGTTAAATTATGAAGATAGTAGCAGATTTAACGGATAAGCATGAAATTAACCTAAAAATAATCAAAAGACTTGGTTACATATTAGGTGAAGAAGTTAACACAAAACCACAACAGGTATCATTAGCAATGGATTTATTGCAATACTTAATGTGGGAATTCAGTGAGCCAGAACTAATAGAAATAATACTTAAAAACAAAGACAATGAAAGAGCATAATATAGACGCGATGAAATATCGTAAACATTCGCACCTGGCAGGAGTTGATGTAGCAATAATTACAGCGGAGAAAGGCAATTGCATACTTACAATTAAAGATGCGTATTATTCTAAAGGTGTTGATGTAAGTGGTAACAAAACGGATGGTTACTTCCTAGAGTTTGAAGAAGATGTTATGGACATGGTCTGTAATAGCTCTAATCGTAAAATGATAGCTAATAACCTGGTGCTAGAAAAAGGATTGTCGTTACTAGATTCAAGAAACATAGGCAACTGGATTGGCACTAAGGTAGAGCTACAATTTGATGAAACGATAAAAATGATGGGTAAAGTAGTTGGAGGTATTAGAGTTAAAGGATTCAAGTTACTTCCTGAATTACAACCTAACACGCCAAACTTCGATGCAGTTAAGAAAGCATTACAAGGTGGTAACTATACAATAGAGCAAGTAAAAACAAAGTATAACGTATCTGTTGATGTACAAAATTTATTAAACGATGGAAAATAAGATATATAGACATAGAGCATCACAAGGTGGATTGCTTTTAACAAACGGAAAAGACGAATTAAAGTTAGGTGCGTCAATGATTACTTACCTAAAGAAATGGTATGCAGAACAAAAGTCTGGAGTACGTGACGAAATAGATTCCAAGTACTTTCGTAAAGGTAATATGTGCGAAGATGAAGCTATCGACATTTGTGCTGAGAGATTTGGATTAGGTATACTTGAAAAAAACATAGTACATTTTAACGACGAGCATTTCAATGGGACTCCAGATGTTATTACAGATGAGTTTGTAATAGATACTAAATGCTCATGGGATTACGTTACGTTCTTAGATGCTATCACAAGTCCAATCAATAAAGACTACGAAGCACAATTACAAGTGTACATGCACTTAACAGGACTTAAAAAATCGAAGTTAGTATACGCCTTACTAGATACTCCTGCAGAAGCAAACTACGGCAACGACATCTTCTATAGTCACATGCCAATTAATGAACGGTTTTACAGTTTTGACTTGGAATATGATCCAACTATGATTGAGCAAATGCAAAACAAAGTAAATAATTGTAGAACTTTTTTAAATGATTATGATGCAAAAATCAAATTATTACTTGGATAAAAGAGATAATACTGTTGTCACGTTATTACTACGTGGCAATGGTTTCATCCGAGTTAGACCACATAAAGGATTAGATATAGTAATGAGTGTAGAATGCTTTGAAGAAAATTTTAAAAGAATATGATAATTGAAGTAAAAATGAAATGTGGAGATATAATTGTATTTGAAACTGATACGATATTTGAAAATATTTCAGAGGATATACTTAATCGGCAATGGTCAAGAGTAGTACAAAAAAGCGGAGTAAAAATAGTATTTAATAGGGATGATATAAAATATATAACACATGAATAAACAAATAAACAATACATTCCAAGTGCTTTGCTTAATGCAAGTAGCTTTAGAGAAGTTAGAAGATATGCCAGAGGGAAATATTTTTAGAGAGAATAACTACGATACAATAGATAACTTTATTAAGTATCTAGAATCAAATGTTGAGCCGTTGACAAGTGATATCAACGTACAGGAGTCGGACCAATATATTTACATCACAAAGAATATCCGTAAAGTAATTGATAAAATTAGAATCAAATGAAAATAATAATCGCGATGTGTGTTTGGTGTGTTCTAACGAGTTTTAAAGCTAGCTACTACAGTGATACATTCCAAGGTAAAGTTATGCGTTCAGGTCAAGTTTATGACGCAAATAAATTGACATGTGCATCAAATACACATAAGCTAGGAACTAAACTAAAAGTTACTAACTTAGATAACGGAAAGAGTGTGATAGTTAAAGTAACCGATACAGGTTCATTCCGTAAAGTAACATTAGACTTATCAAAGAAAGCGTTTGAACGGATAGCTGAATTAGATAAAGGAGTAATTAATATTAAAATAAAGAAGATATGACAAAGAAAGAAGAACTTAAGTACGAACTTAAAATGGAACAACTATTAGTAAGTCAATTGTTTGAGCAAATACGAGAATTAAAGCATGAGAATGCAGTAATGCGAGACGATTTATTTCAACTTAGCAAACAATACTTCACACCAAAGGATGCTATTGTAGCAAAGGTAATCGAAGCGTATAAAACAAGGTCTGAAGTAGGGATAGCGAAGTACGGAACGACACTAGATGAGAATAATACGGATGACTTTCTTCAGCACTTACAGGAAGAGTTAATGGATGCCACACTTTATATTGAAAAATTAAAAGAAATTGCATCACAGTTAAATAAATAATAGTTATATTAGTCAAAAATTAAAAAGGATGAGTAAATTTAAAGGAGTGATTACACACATTGGAGAGGTAATCGAATTAGGGAACTACAAAAAGCTGTATGTTCATGTCGTAGAAAACGAAGGAGAATATCCTCAATCATGTAACTTCGAGGTATTTGGTGAAGCAAAAGTAGATGCAGTTCTAAAGTACAATCGAGTAGGAGATGTTGTCGAAGTAGACTATAATCTGAAAGCTCAAGAATCAAAACGTGAAGCTGGTGTATTCTTTAACACCATTCAGAGTTGGAAGATTACTAAGCATGATTAAGCAAATAGAATTAATTGCAAAGAAACATAAGGACTGGGTGAATATCGCTCGGTCCTTTGGTGCTAAAACGGAAGCCGAAGACATTGTGCAAGAAATGTATATTCGACTAGATAAGTATATCAAACCTGACCAACAAATATCTACATCGTTTGTATGGATTACTTTACGCAATATATACTTTGACTTCCTGAAAAAAGAGCCAGTTACGTTTGAACTAGATAAGACAGTTTCAGAAGCTGTTTCTGAGACCGAAAGTATAGTAGCATACGAGAATTTAACATCGTTAGTTAACTCCGAGATTAATGAGCTACATTGGTTTGACAAGATGCTATTTCAACTTTATGTGACAAGTGGCAAGTCAATGAGACAACTCGCAAAAGAAACAAAACTATCTTTAAGCTGTATATTCTACACCATCAATAGAACAAAAACACACTTACAGAGTTTACTTATTGAAGACTATCAAGATTATTTAAACGAAGATTACGAAT